GCCGGTGGCTGCGTGATCCAGAAACGCCTTGCTCTGCCCGCCCATCAGACCCGTACCTCGATCACCGGCACGTTGGGCACTTCGCCCGCCTGGAAACTTGCGACAGAGGTCTGGATGCGATCGGTCTCGAACCGCACAGGCACATCAAACTCAAACCCCGCCTTGACGATGACATCCTTGTCCGGCGGATGTGTGAACGTCACAAAACCGTTCGTCAGGTCGACCTCGTAATCGACCCCCTCCTGCATCGCGTCGTTCTCAAGGCCGACGCGCACCGTACCGGATACCGGCTTCGCAATAGGCCGACCATAGCTTTGCGCGCCGCTGCGATAAGTCTTGAGCAGTTGAAAGCTTTGCTGCACCCCGTCACCGCGGCCGATATCCTGATCCTGAAAGGTCGGCGCCACGCTGGCCGCGGACGATTTGAAGTCTGACCAGTCCTTCCAGCGGAACCCGTACATCTGCCCCATGCGCGCCTCGAAAAACGCAATGAGCGTCTCGATATCCTCGAGCGACCGCATGCCCAGGCCAGCATCGTAGCGGCGGCGCGAATGCGCCCAGGGCGTATTGCGCTCTTCGAACCCGTTGGCGAGGGTCACAACTTCGGTGCGCCGCTCAGGCCCGCCCACCGATCCAAAGCTCAGAGAGGCCGGAAATCGTACATCGTGAAAGTTCATGGTCAGCTCCCCTGCCGATCAACGGTTGCGGTTGGATCGCGCCAGCGCGCGGTTCATCTGTGCGGCGATCTGGTTCTGGCTGCGGGCAAATCCCTGGACGTCCGGCGTCGTGACATTCATCACCACGGTGGTGCTGCCACCCCCGCCGCCCCGGACACCCAGCTTGCCATCGGGCCCGCGCGCCAGTGGCATGATCGCCTCCGGCCCCGCTTCGCCCATGATCCCCATGCCGCCCCGCATCCCGAACGGCGTTGTGCCGCTCACGACACCACCATTGGCAAAGGGCATCACACGACCCTGGCTGAACGGCGCCCCATCGGCAAAGGGCAGAATGTTCTGCATCAACCCGCCGACACCGCTGGACAGCAACCCACCGAAATGGTCCGTCACCGGCTTGAGCGCTGCGTTATACGTCGACTGCGCCATGGAATTGGCCAGCGTCTCCAGCGCGTCCGACAGGCTCAACCCGTCAAACACCACGCCGTCAAATGCCTTGCGCAAGCCCTTCGACAGCCCCTTTTCGAGGGTGGCGACGTCCTTGCCCGTCGCGGCCAGGCTCTCGCGCATCCGCCGCAGCTCACTGTCAAAACTCGTGACCATACCCGACGTCGCATCGAGCGTCTGGCGCAAGCCGTCCGTTTCCGCCTCGAGGCCTTCGATCTCGTCCTTGTAATCCGTCATTCGGAATCCCCTTCGATGTCATCGGGCCAGGCCGCCATGAGCGCATCCAGCCCGTCACTGAGCAGCGGTGCCGCATGGCTCTGTGGCCCCAGCATCACCTGCAATTCCGCAGGGGTCAGCGACCAGAACACATCCGGCTCCAGCCGGAGACCGACCAAACCGGCCCGGATCAATGCGGGCCACTCCAGCCCGCCGCTCATGCGCCCGGTGCCACAAACGCCCGCGCGATCAGCTCTGCGGCGGCCCGCGCCGCCGCCATTGGCCCGCCTTCGATCTCGGCGTGATCCAACCGAGCGGGGTCGAAATCAGCGCCCCCGCCGCGCAGCCCGGCCCGCAGCAGGGCCAACACATCCGCACTGGAAAACCGGCTCTGCTCGAACCGCTCCACCAGGGCGACCAGCGATGGCTCGTCCAGCGCCGCCTCCAGCGACGCCAATGCCCCCAGGGTCAGCCGCATCACGCAGACCTGCCCGTCGATGACCAGCGCCACCTCTCCCCTCCAAGGATTGGCCATGGCTCAGACGATCGCCGTAAAGGTCAGCGCACCCGCCGACGCCATCGCCATCTCATAGGTCGCCTCGCCATTATGGCTGCCGCTATACTCGATCGAGGTCACCTGAAACGGCCCTTCGATCACCCCGAAATCCGGCACGATGATCTGAAAACCAGGCGTCTCACCATCAAAGAAGATCTGCCGCGCCCGCTCGTCCGTGCCCTCGTCCTTGAAGACACCCGCACCCGAGATCGAGGCCGAACGGACGCCCGCACCAGAGAGCAGTTCGCGCCACCCGCCCTGGCTTTCCAGGCTGGTCACATCCACCGTCTCCGCGTTAAAGCTGACGCGCGTGGCGCGCAGGCCCGCAATCGTCTCGAACTGCCCGTCCGTGGACATATCGACCTTGATCAAAAGGTCCTTGCCGTTTTGAGCACCCATTTGAATTCTCCATTTGAAGTGAGTTGGTTAGCGCTCGCGCGCGTCAGTCGTCTTCCACGCGCGCGCGAAAGGTCAGGTCGATCTTGCGGCCCGTGCCCTTGTCGATCTTGGCAGCCTTGGCCGCCCGAAACCGCAACGACACCAGCCGGCCCCGCGTCAGCGTCAGCGGCGCCTCATGCAACGCGTCGCAGACAAGGCCTGCGGCCACCTTGGCCGAGGCAAAGCCAGGCGCTTCGGTCACCACCGACACGGTAAAGACATGCTCGGCACCGCCGCCGGTCTTGTCGTCGTCGATCCGCACCTGCTCGGGGCCAATCGCCACATATAACGTCGGCACGGCACCGCTGGGCAGCGCATCGAAGATCGCGCTTCCAACGGCGCCCTGCAGGTCCACATCCGCCGATAGCGTCGAAAACACCGCGGCCTGCAGGGCCGCTGACATGGCATAGCTCATACCGCCACCTCCTCGTCGGCCGCGCAGATCAGGTAACGCCCGGCCGGATCACGCTCCGCCACGCTGCGAATGTGAAACACCCGCGCCCCGTCCCTCAGACGCTGACGCGCCACAGGGCGCTCGGGATGACCGACAGGCGCGCCGCGCACGACGATGCTGTAGGGCACCATCGACACCGGCGCGCCACCCACCTGCGCTTCGCGACCCGCGCGGGCGGTGAGCTCGGCCCAAAGCACCCCAAGGGGCACCCAGGCTTCCTCAAACCCGCCCGCGCCGTCCGACACACGCTGGGGCGTTTCAAGCGTCAGGCGACGGTTCAGCCGGGGCGCGCTCATCTGGCACCCCCACCGTACAGCCGCACGACCTTGTAACGCTCGATGAGGCTCGTCACGCCAAACGGCATGCACCCCTCGCTCAGCGCGGTTTCGTCGCGATATTCGTAGTAATGCGCCGCCAGCAGCAGCACCGCCTGACGCAGATCCGCCGGAATGTCCGTCCAGGCCGGCCCGTACCCCGCCGTCAGCACAACTTCGGCCATCCCCGCATGAGGCACCGATGGCAGCCGCGCGCCAACCGAACGCAAACGCGGACAATGCGCGTCCCGCTCCAGCCAGTAGCCGTCCGCCGCAACGTCCGTGCGCGCGCCGGAGCGGTCCACCAGCACGACGTTCGAGATCACGCTGATCGGTGCAATGGGCAAAGGCTGCGCATCCACCTCCCGCCAGGTCGTGAACCCGGCCAGAAATTCGCGCTCGAACAACACCTTGCTGGTACGGGCCTCAACGGCTGTGACAGCCGCCCGCAGGAAACTCACCAGCACCGCGTCCTGCACACTGTCCGTGCCAAACCCGCTGCCCAGGCGCAAATGCGCCTTGAATTCATCAACCGGCAGCGCCGCATGGGGCACCGTGGTCACTTCGCTCAACATCATGGACCTTCTCCACCGCAAATCCGCCCTTGCCTCCCCGAAAAAACCGGGCGCACGCCTGTCCGCATTGCTCGGACGGAGGGGAGCAGCTAGACAACACGGCGCACATCGCGCACGCCCGGCACCGGGGGCAGGCGTGCACCTGCCCCCGGCTATTCACGTCCCCCTGATCAGGACGACGCGAATTTCAGCAGCTTGATCGCGGCAAAGTCGCTGACGTCACCACCCACGCGCTTGGTTGCGTAGAACAGGACATGCGGCTTGGCGCTGAAGGGGTCACGCAGGACACGCAGATCGGGACGCTCGGCAACCGTGTAACCCGCGGCAAAGTCGCCAAAGGCGATGGCGTTCGCACCCGCAGCAGCATCCGGCATGTCTTCGGCGATCAGAACCGGGTAGCCCAGCAATGTCGACGGCTGACCCGCCGCCAGACCGTCGGTCCAGAGAAAGCGGCCGTCGTTGTCCTTCATCTTGCGGATCATGCCCGCAGTCTTGGAATTCATCACAAAGGTCGCGTTCGCGCGGTATTCGGCGCCCAGCGAATAAACCACCTCGATGATCGCGTCGGCCGTGACGACACCGTCGATGCCCGACGGCACATAGCCCAGCGCGCCCCAGGACCAGTTGGTTTCAGCCACGTCCGCATGGGTCAGGAAACCCTTCGGCTTGTCGATACCGTCACCGTTGATGAACGCCGCCGCTTCGGCACGCGAGAACTTGTCGGCGATGCGACCGGCAAGCCAGCCTTCGATGTCGAACGCGCTGTCATCCAACAGACGCTGCGACGCCTTGGGCAGTGCCGACAGCTCGTGCAGCGGGATGGTGATCCGGTCGATGGCGGGCGTGTCGGTCTCGGTCAGGTTCGACGTCTCCGTCGCCCAGCCGCTGCCGACGTCGCCGTGATCGACGAGAACGTCGTAGGACGTGGCCTCCACATTGAC